TCACAGAGGCCAAGAAACGGGCCAAGATCCGGGATGAAATCTTAGCCAAGAAGGGCGAAGAACCCCCAAAATCTGCATAAATAGAAGTAGGACTCGTCGTGAGACGCTCCTACTACGGCACCGGGAGGCCAAAATGCTCCCGGACTAATTTGGAGCGACCATGGCAAAACCCGGACTGTACGAGAACATTCACCGTAAGCGCGAGCGGATCGAGGCTGGATCGGGCGAGAAGATGCGCAAACCCGGCACCAAGGGCGCTCCCACGGCCAAGGCTTTTAGAGAGTCTGCTAAGACAGCCAAGCCGAAGAAGTGACTGCAATAGTTGTAGCTACAACGGGAAGCAAGTGTCTCCCGGTGATGTTGGCATCGATTGAAAGTTATGTCCCGCGGGACGTTGAGATTTACGTTATTGGCGCCCCTGTGCACCTGTACAGCCACGAGACGCACTGGGACATTAACGACACCACAAACTTCGGCGACGCTTACAACAAGGTCGCAAACTGGGCGTTCCAGAAGCACGACAGGATCATCCTGGCAAACGACGACATCGTCCTGACGCCCACGAGCTATCAGTACATGGTCGAAGACTACGACATGGTAGCCAAGGACCACAAGGTTGGTTACATGGCCTGCAAGACGGATTACGCAAGGCCCGCGCAGAACATCCGCTGCTACCGCAAACCCGGTGGCGTGCGGTACGCAGAAGAAGGGATGGTGCTATACGCAGAGGCCATCTCCCCGATATTCGCAATGATCAGCAAAGAGGCATGGGTCGATTTTGGGCCCATCAACTGGTTCAGTGATGATGTGCAGTCGGACGACATCATCAAAAAAGGATACAGAAATTTTATCTCTCGATCGTATGTGCATCATGTCGGGAGCCAGACCCTTGGTGAGGAAAATTACACCAAGAGTTACTTGGAGGCAAAGCCTTGGATTGAGGCTAATAGGCCCGAGCTTTTTAAGAAATGGTACGAACCACATGGCAGCTAAAAAATATTTTTTCAAACCCGAGATGTGTGACACTCTCATCGAGATGGGTAAGATCGGCGCATCGCAGAAGATGATGTGGTCTGCCCTTGGCATTAGCAAGGACGTCGCAGAAGACTGGAAGAAAAAGCACCCAGAGTTTGCTGACGCACTTGGCGTCGCCCTGGTGCACAGCCAAGCCTACTGGGAGCGCGAGATGCTGGCCAACGTAGGCAACAAGGCATTTAACTCCAGGATCGCTGAGATCGCCCTCAGAGGCCAGTTCCCTCAGGACTATAAGGAGACCAGGGACCAGAAGTTGGAGGTTAAGGCGGACGTTGTGGTGGACTTCTCAGGGGCTGTAAACGACCTGATCAAGAAACTGAGGGACGCCAAAGAATAACCCAGCGGTTTAGTCGGGTATAAAGGGGCGGGTAACACCGCCCTTTTGCATTAATGGGTATACAGCATACCCGTTAAAAAAGGAAAACCGACATGTCAGCCCACGCCATCCTCTCTGCCAGTGCCTCTAAACGCTGGCTAACTTGTACCCCAAGCGCCCGCTTGGAGGCAGCACTTCCGCCAGAACCAAAACGACCCCCCGGCAGTTTTGATTACAGCCAAGAGGGCACCAAAGCCCATACTTTGGCCGAGGCAAAGCTTCGCTATTACTACAATCAAATTGGATTTGAGGAGTTTCAAAAAGAATATGAAGTTGTCAAAAACACCCCGTACTACAACGAAGAGTTCGAGCATTACGTCGACGACTACGTTCTTTACGTTCGTAGTCAGATTGGTGAAGGCGATCGTCCGCTCTTTGAACAACGTGTGGATTTTTCTGACTGGGTGCCTGACGGATTTGGTACTGCTGATGTCATCATACTTTCCGAGCACAAGATCCGAGTCATCGATCTCAAGTTTGGAAAAGGTATCCCCGTCTCAGCAAAAGACAACACCCAGCTACGACTTTACGCCCTTGGAGCTTATGCCAAGTTCCGGGAAGAAATCCCGACTCTCAAAGAAGTCGAGTACACAATCCACCAGCCAAGACTAGAGAGCATATCGACAGATGGCACGACAGTTACCAAGCTTGTTGACTGGGCAAATTACTACGTCAAACCAAAAGCCAAACGAGCCTGGGCAGGCACCGGAGAGTTTCTCCCCGGAGACCACTGCCAATTCTGTAAAGCCAAAACAACCTGTCGGGCCCGTTCTGACTTCGTCAGTGAAGTGGCCACTTTGGACTTCAAAGCACCAGCGCTCCTTACCGACGAAGAGTTAGAGTTTGCGTTTTCAAGAGCAGCAAATTTGAGAACGTACGTCAACGATCTCGAAGCGTACTTTACCGAACGTGCAATAGAAACCGGAAATGTTCCAAAAGGTTACCTTTTGGTCCCTACCAAAACCCATCGTAAAATTACTGATACGGAATTGGCTGTGCATGTGTTGTTAGAAAATAATTTTAATCCGGAAGATATTTGGGAAACGCCTTCGCTTAAATCTGTTGCTAAACTTGAGAAACTAAGTAAAAAGGGCCATGTGGCCTCGCTGCTTGGTGCCTTGATTGTCAAACCAGACGGCCCTATGAAACTGGTTAAAGACAAGAACGACGCCGCGGAGGATTTTAAGTGAGCTCTTATTTAATAGCGATCATCGGATTTGTCTACCTAGCCGTGGCCATAGATCTGTTTCTCAAAGGCCAGACGGGGTTGTCTATCTCTTTCGTGGGGTACGCCCTGGGCAACCTGGGGCTGTGGATGGTTACAAGATGATGGTGCAGCACCTTGACAAAAAATATGAAGTGCCCGAAGATTTAATCATTCGGTACGAGCAGGAGTTTTCGGATTACAATATGACGCATGACAAGGACTACATAAACGCAGTCCGTAATGCGACCATAATTATGATAGCCCTGTTCAAAGCTTATCCGGACATGTTAGAAGGCGACGAAGGCCTTGATGATTTTAGACATGCCCATGCAATGCGAGAGGCTTTGAACCGAACGAAGTTGTTGTATGATGCGTAGTACGGGATACGAGCCGGCCCGATAAATCGGTTCTTACGTTAAAAAAGGAAGCCAAGATGGCAAAGTCTGTAAAAGTAGTAACTGGTAAAGTTCGTTTCTCTTACGCTCACGTTTTCACTCCGCAAGCAACGGAAGAAGGCAAGCAGCCAAAGTACTCAGTTTCGCTGATCATCCCCAAGTCTGACAAAGAGACGATCGAGAAGATCAACAAAGCTGTTGAGCAAGCCAAGCAAGACAACGCTGCAGTATGGGGCGGCACAGTTCCCAAGGGTCTCAAAGGCGGGCTGCGTGACGGCGATGAAGAGAAAGACGATCCTGCATACGCAAATTCGTACTTCATCAACGCTAATTCGGCACAGAAGCCTGGTGTCGTTGACGCTGATATGAACCCCATCATCGATCCTACGGAGTTTTATTCCGGCTGCCTCGGTCGTGCATCGATTAGTTTCTTTGCATACAACAGCAACGGCTCCAAGGGCATTGGTTGTGGTCTTAACAACCTGCAGAAGTTAGAAGACGGCGAGCGCCTTGGTGGCGGATCTTCGGCTGCTGACGACTTTGCAGTTTAAGGAGAGAAGCATGTCCAAGAAGATGAGTTTTTCCAAGTTCGTTCCCGACTCTAACGAGTTTGTGGTCGCCAAAGCTACAGCAAAAGCCATGGATGATTTCCTGGCCGAGCTGACGGTGTTTGATGGCAAGAACAAAGTAGAGTTTTATTTTTCTGAGTACAGCAAACCGGCTAATGTCAATTTTCTTAAAGAGATTATCCGCGGCGCGCAGCAGGTGTTAGATTTTTATGACAACCTTGGCAGTTTGCCAAAATCAGCAAAAGAAAGGTTTGATTGGGCCAAAGAGATTAAAGTTTATGAGCCCAAGCCTGCTGCTAAGAAAAAGCCCGCAGCAAAAAAGAGTTCCAAGAAGTAAATTGCGTTCCTTGTAGTCAGTAGTATCCGGCCCTTCGGGGCCGGTTTTTCCTTAACCTCACCTAAACAAATAAAACATGGATCAGTATCAAGAATATATTGCTGCGAGCCGCTACGCTCGATTCCTTGACGACAAAGGTCGTCGCGAAAATTGGTCAGAGACAACCTGGCGTTATGTCGATTACATCTTCTCAAAGACCGATGCAATCAAAGATAATACAGAATTAAAGAATAAGATTTACGAAGCAATTTATAACTTGAAAGTCATGCCTTCGATGCGGGCTATGATGACATCGGGAAAGAGCGCAGACCGTGACAACACTTGTGTCTATAATTGTTCGTATCTCCCCGTCGACGATCCGAAGTCTTTCGATGAAGCTATGTTCATCCTGCTATGCGGCACTGGCGTCGGATTCTCTGTGGAGTCAAAATACGTTAATCAATTGCCCGAAGTGCCGGAGCAACTTTTTGTTAGCGACCACACCATTGCCGTCCACGACTCCAAAGAAGGCTGGGCCAAAGCCCTCCGGCTCCTGATCGCTCACCTGTATGCCGGCGAGATCCCCAAGTGGGACGTTAGCGCAGTACGACCCGCTGGCGCTCGCCTGAAGACTTTTGGCGGTCGTGCCTCTGGTCCTGGACCCCTGGTCGATCTGTTTGAGTTCACGGTCAATACGTTTAAGAATGCCAAAGGTCGTCGCCTCAACACGCTCGAGTGCCACGACATGATGTGTAAGATTGGCGAGGTAGTTGTTGTCGGTGGCGTTCGCCGCTCGGCCATGATCTCTTTGTCAGATCTCGATGATGAAAGGATTCGTCATGCCAAAGCTGGTCCGTGGTGGGAGACCGCCCCACACCGTGCGCTTGCAAATAACAGCGCCGTCTATAACGAAACTCCGCCAGTTGGTAAATTTATGGAGGAGTGGCTCTCTTTATACAACTCTCATTCTGGTGAGCGAGGAATATTTAATCGCGAGGCAGCCAAGAAGACTGTTGAAAAGTATGGACATCGCGACCCCAACTATGACTTTGGAACCAATCCGTGCTCGGAAATCATTCTGCGTCCGTATCAGTTCTGCAACCTCACGGAAGTCGTTGTTCGACATGACGACACTGTCGAAACACTCAAAGAGAAAGTCGAGATCGCAACGATCCTGGGTACTATTCAAGCCACGTTCACCAAGTTCCCGTACTTGAGAAAACTGTGGCAGCGTAACACCGAGGAAGAGCGTCTTCTTGGCGTGTCGTTGACCGGCATTTACGACAACGCGGCTTTGGTTGCGCTGGGCGAGGATCTGAACAAAACACTAGCAGTGCTGCGAGAGCACGCGAGAAAGGTGAACCATGAGTTTGCAGAATTGCTTGGAATCCCAAAATCAGCGGCTATCACGTGCGTTAAGCCTTCTGGGACAGTATCACAGCTCGTTGATTCCGCTTCTGGAATCCACCCAAGACATTCAAAATTTTACATCCGCCGAGTACGCGGAGATAAAAAGGATCCTCTTACATCGTTTCTCGTCGGACAGGGAGTTCCTAGTGAGGATTGCGTCTACAAGCCAACACAGACGACAGTATTTAGCTTCCCCCAGCGAGCACCCGCTGGACTGACACGGGCCGAC